CCTGTAAGGAGTCCACCAGCACCCGAACCGCCTGCACCTACGCCACCACCACCAGCACCACCGCCACCCCCGCCAGCAACAATTAGGTAACTAGCACTGACAGCGGATGTACCCGAAGTCCACCCAAAGGCTGCTAAAGCGGCTGCACCAATTTTTGATAGACGGGGCATTTATAACCTCAAGCAAATTTCGTTTGTGATGCCAATACTGTAAATGCGGCGCTGCCTGTCTTGACGATTACATAAGTGTAAACATCAATGGCGCTGGCGTTTCCGCTTGTTGGGGCTGTGCCGCCCTGCCACTTAGGTGTAACGCTGTTTCCGTCAATGGTAACTGCGCTGTTGTAGTAGGCAGTGGCATTGTTGGTGTTCATAAAAGTCACCGACAACGATTGACCTGTGGACATGACCGTGTTTAACGATGTGCCGCTGTTGCCACGGAAGTTCAGCGTAAAGTTGCCCGATGCGTTGCTTGTGTAATACAGAACGGATTGGGTCAGGTAATCAAACTGAATTGTGCCTGTGGCTGCGGTAGCAGATACGGTTGCAGTTTCACGAATGCCTGTTGTCAGTTCATTGGTGATTGTGGGCGTTGTAATTGTGGGGCTGGTCAAGCCTGTCACAGTTAAAAACCCTGTTGACGGGTTGAACTGGTATTTGGTTGAACTGGTAAATTCAGCGGTTAAGTTGCCAGTTGTAACCGCAGCAAACAGCGGATAACGGGTTGCGTTTGTGGTTGTATCGTCCGTTACAGTGGCGTAATTTACGGGCGTTGTCCATACTGGAGTGCCAGCGCCAGCCGATGTTAAAACCTGACCACTTGTGCCAGCCGCACTAAAAGCGTAAGCCGTGCCAGTGCCGTAAGGCACAGCGCCAGCCGTAGGCGTTGCAGTAGATGAGTTTGTGCCACCATTGGCAATAGCCACAACACCAGTGACGTTTGCCGCTGTTCCTGTGG